ACTCCAAACGCATATCGTTGAAGCGACGGAACGGAAGGGAGATTTCGGTGTAACGATCATACTGTTCCCAGTTACTGATCATCGCGAAACCGTCCAGGCTTCCAACGTCCGTCTCAACCAACAGCTGGCGTCGCAGGCGGCGAAGCAGGGCTTCGTCAAGAGCAACATCACCAGCAGCGATTACCTTCGACTGAAGGATCGGATACGTGGTTCGAGAGAGGTTGTAGATTGTTCCGGTGGCCGACACGATTGCCGGGAGACCCAGGGCTGTCACTTCGGCCGGGGCCGCAGCTTCGCTCTGTTCACCAGAAATGTAGATACCATCGTCAGTATTCCAAGTTACGGAACTAGATACCGTAACCGTGGCGCCTGAGATGTCTTTCGCTGTAACAGTTACCGGTCCAAAGGTGCGGAGACCGGAAACGTTGTTCAGACCCACAAGAACCTGACCAGCGCGGAACGGGCGAGCATCGTCAACCGCGATTGCGGTTCCCGTTGCGCCTGTGCCACAGTTAGTCAGACGACCCGTGCCGTCTCCCCGAAGGAAGTCAACTTCGAATCGTGCGCCCGCACGCTTGACAGCCTGACTAATCGCGTCAGTAATGCCAGCCGCAAAAGCGTCTTCCCCGCCACGAGCCGAAACTGCTTCGGCCAGACCGGAGAACGTTACTGTGTGGTAATACTTCTTGGGTCGAACACGTCGTCCGTAGCACGCCATCCGCCGCCTGCTTCATTGCCGGAAATACGGACCGCGAAGTAAGCACCGTCACCCGAGGGGGTGAAGTTGCTATTCTCACGCAGTTGCGTATAGATCGGCGCAGACAGATTTTGCATCTGAGCGATGAAGTCAACGATGTATCGACGCAGAAGCATGTCACCAAGGGTATTAAATGTAATCATTGGTTAGCTCCTAAGTTGGCCCGCTAACTACTCCTTTTGATGTGCTAACCGGATTGCCTGTGCCATCACCTTATTGAAATCTTCATCGGACAGCTCTGGATCAATTGATACAGTTCCGTCTTCGAATTCAGTTTCTCGGAGATCGCCCCAAGGCAGATCCATCAGCTCACCTAACTCCTCTTCAGGAGTTTGAGTATCAATGGGCTCTAAGTCTTCTGTCAATAGATCAACTTCTTCCGTGTCAAACAATGCTCCGCGTGGCATTCCGTACCTGTCAATGGTCTCTTGAAAACCCTCTGTGAGGATCTCGGCAAGATGATCAGGGTGCTCTACTGCGGCATCCCAGTCCACCTTCTCTGTAAAGAGGTCATTGATAACGGCGAGGTCTTCGTCGTTATACTCTTCAGGTAAAGCTTGCAACAGCCTTTCAGCGATCGTATCAGCCTTGCTTATGAGCTGATCAGCTTGTAGATCGGCCTGAGTGTCTCGCAACTCGTCTTGGGCATCCTCAAACATCTCTCGAGTAGCCTGGAGTGCGTCCTCCGGATCCAACGTACCTTCGTCCACCGCCTCGTCGATCCCTTTCAAACGGGCATCGATAGCTAAAACGTGATCTTTCATCGCAGGGTCATTCACGAAGCTCTTGATCTCGTTTAGGGTCTGGACATCGCTGTCTCTGCTTTCCAGAAGGTCTTGCATTCTAACTAGCGCATCTTGAGACTCAGCGAGCTGGTCTCTCATCTCTGCCTCGGCCTCTCGGACCTCATGCAGAGCGTTGTTGACTTCGTTAAAACGCGACTGAGGGATACGGTTCTCTCCACCTTCTCCACCTTCTTCAGCTTCGTTGGCATCGAGTTCTTCCAATTCCTCAAGAACTTCTTCGTCGGTCATGTCTTCCACATCTGCTACGATCGATGACTCCGTAGCTGCCGCCTCAAGTCTTTCCTCTAGGGTAGGCTCATTTACATCGAGTTCTTCTTCTTCCATCTTTATCTCCTTTAACGACTGGGATATGTCGAAATAGAAGAATCCTTTACGTGGGAGAGCGAGCCACAACGCAGCTAACTACGGTAGAATTCTTCACACTCTCTCTATTAATTATAGGAATTTCTACAACAATGTGCAACTAATTCCATAAGATAAAGCCACAGCAGGGATAGGAGGGAGAGCAAACCCCCGCTGTGGCCAGCCTATGTATCGTAACACACAGGCAAAATCTGTTATTGAGCGGCCCTACCTACTTTCAGGACCGCTGCGGATAAGATCTTGTTCTTAGCTAAGGAGGCAGTAGCGGGGCTCATAGGCTCAGAATCGTCATACCAGCCCTTCTGCTCCCTCTGTGCCTTCCCACGCCTGGATCTCACAGTCTCCTTCATATTAGGACGGCCCTTATTTGATCTTTGTCCTACCCTCTTCTGAGCCGACTTGACTCTTTCAGTTCTCTCAGCATCAAGGTCTCGGGCGCCAGGGTTCCGGTTCAGGAACTGCTCGCTAGACATGAAGCTATCCAGGCTCGCAGCGTTGCGGGACTTCCTAGGGGGCCTGACGGGATTGGACTCTCGGGACGTAGGGGTGCTAGCTGTCTTGCCCGCTCCTTTTAGTAGGTCGGTATACGGCATCAGTACCCTTCTTCTTCTAGTAGATCAAGCTGCCGCGAAGTGCCGATACCTAGGCCTCCTCGCCCTTGCTTGGCTCCTTCCTTGATGAGGTCTTTAACATCTTCCTTCTTCTTGATCTTCTTCTTCTCTTTCTCCGCTGCCTTGACAGCATCCTCTTCAGCATGCTTGTCCATCAGTGCGAAGGCTTCTTCCATCGTAAGATTATCTGCCAAGGGGTGCTCCTTTACGTTTCTTCAGCTTCTCTTCGACCTTCCCGGCCACGCCGTTGTCTTGCTCATTCAGCGCCATAGCAGCCGAGCCGGGGAATAACCCCGGCTGGGCCGCAGGTGCGGGAGGGGCATCGTAGTCTGAGCCACGATCGAGACCCATCTTCTCAGAGAGGAGAGTGGGTTTCTTCTTCTTCTTTGCATTAGGCTCAGTCTCTTTGCCAAACATTACTTCTCTCCGTAGTGACCGGGTCGGCCTGTGTGCATTGAGACACCCTTACGGATAGCTTTCCTCTTCTTACGTGCCAGCTCTCGCCTTGCCTTAGCCGCTGCCTTGTTACTGGTACGCTTGGCCGCGTTGGCAAGCTTCTTAGCCGCTCTCTTCTTCTTTCGAGCAAGAACCTTTCTCGCTCTTAGAGAAGCTTTACTCGGCGCCTTGGTCGGCGTCTTCGGCTTGATCACGGTCGGCTTCGGAGCAGGCTTGTTCTTGTCTGAAGCTGCGTACTCTTTTTGTTTAGCATCTATGTGTTCTTGCGGTACTCGTAGATTTTGCATCTTCGGAGCAGGCTTCGGCTTCGGAGCAGGCTTGGGCTTCGGCTTGTTAGCCTCCGCTGCTGCTTTCTTTCTCGCTGCGGCTAATGCCGCACGGCGCTTATCGTTAGCGATCTCAGCCGCTGTCTTTCCGCTGGGGCGGGTTGCGCCAGTTTGGCTCCCGGAACCAAAGACTCCGGGGTTACTTCCTTTGAGCATACTTGATGCGCTCATTGTGTTACCTCCATATAGGGTTCTTACTTATTACCGTAATGTCCAGGTCGGCCTGTGTGCATTGAGACACCCTTACGGATAGCTCGTCTCTTGCGGGCTTCGAACGCCGGGCCAGAGTTCCTTCTCTGCTCTGCTTTCGTTCCAGCTTGAGTGCTACGAGTGGGCTTCTTACCAGGCTTGCGCGCTGCTCGTTGCCGTTGGCGTTCACGGCGTGCATTGGCACGGGGGTTGTTTCGTGTCCCGTCCCAGTTCTTGCCGTCTATGATAGCCGCGTGCCCAATTCCTTCTGAGCGCTGACCCGGCTTGCCTCTACGACGCAACTTACCACGACCCGGCTTGCCCTTACGCGCAGTCTTTCGCCTATTCCTCAGAAGCTTCCGCAAGCGGCGTTTCAACTTACCGCCTAGCCTGCTCTTCGGAATCTTGCGCTTCGGCACAGGTCGTTTGCCCTCGGGAACGTAGGGAGGCGGACCTTCGCCTCGCTTCGGTGGCGCCCACTTCAGTCCCGGGATCGGCACGCGAAGCCCACGCTTCGGGTCGGCGGTGCCTTTGCGTTTGCGTATACCTTTCTTATTAGAGAAAATAGCCATGACTATTATTTCACCTCAGGATTACGCTGCGCCTTAGCACGAGCACGATGCGCGGCGCGCAGACGCTTCTTCATCAAGCGCTGTCGAGCACCGCCTTCTGTGGAGTTGCGACTACCACCACGTCGCTCGCGGTTAGCGTCACGAGTCCGTCGCTTCATCTTCCGACGACGACCGTCGTTGCCCTTGCCTTCGTTACCATCATCGATGGCCTTGGGCGGTCCTGCTTTACCAAATCTTCCTGTTGAATATGCCATTGTGTAACCTCCTTTACGGGTTCGTTCTTATCGATTCGCTTGGCGAGCACGACGCGCTGCTACGCGAGCCCTGAGTACTCTCTGTGCTGCCGCGCTCTGGGGTGCCCGAGCACCTCGTCCTTGACCACGTCGTCCACCCGGTGCGCCTGCGCGACGGGGAGCGGCTGCTGCTGCCTTGGCTGCATTGATCTCGGCACGAGACTGGTACAGGGTATCACTACGATCTTGGTTCACGTTGCGCTTCGTGATCTGCTTGTTGACACGAGTCCGAGCCTTGTCCTTATCAGCGAAGCGCTCGACATCCTTAGCGTCTTTCCTGGCTCGACGAGCAACAACCTTCGAACTCGGCGCGCCCTTACGCGCGTCTAGCTTCTCACGTCGCTTCTGCTTGCCAGACACTCGAACGTTGGTGTCCTTCTTCTTGAAGAGCTTCTTAACAAGCCGGAGTCCTTCACTGATTCCACCGGTCGCTACTGCGGCGCCGCCTCGCGACACAATCTTACCAGCCTTACCACCGATAAGTTTGCCAGCAAGATTACTCATTCCTGTAACCGGGTTTGTATACTTGTGAACCTTCTTCGCTATCTTGAAGCCTTTCTTGTGAGCCTTGAGCCCCCACTTAGCTGCTTTCTTGTGTTTCTTAAGTACTCGACGTGTAAATGCCATTGTGTTACCTCCATTAGGGTTCTTACTTGTTAGCCTTCCGCTCTCTGCGGGCTGCTTTCCTTGCTGCTCGCTTCTCATCGCGAGCCGTTCGTCTATCAATCTGAGACTGCACGCGTTTCGCTGCGCGCGGGTGCTTCACATCATACGCAGCATGCTTCGCATCTACCTTAGCTCTGTGCGCGTCAACCTTGGCCTGCTGTTTCTCTGAGCGGCCTGCGCCCTTATTATGCTTAGCTGCTGCTCTATCAATTCTAGCACGACGCCACTTCTTAGAAGAGCGTGTCACATTTGTATTCTTCTTCTTAAGGAGAATCTTGACAATGTTTTGAATGGCACCCGTAGGGGTAGCCCACTGCGCGTTGGCGTAGCCTTTCTTAATCTTGTCTTTAGTTGAGTCTTTAGTTCCTTTCATACTATCCTCACGGTACGTACTTGTTGTAGTAAGCCTTCAAGGTCATGTTACGCTGCTTAGCGTTCTGCATGAAGAACATCCGATCGTCGTCGGTGTACTTGGAGTCGGTTCTCTTCTCCTTCATATCCTTAAACGTGCCTCGTTCCGCCTTTCTTTCATCTCGCGCAGTCTTACGCGCATCACGCTTAGCGATACGTTCGGCTTTTCTTGCCGCCGCTGTATCCATGCGTTCCTGCCTCTTGGCCGGGGCCTTGTCGTATCTCTTCTGCCAATTCGCTTGCCGCTTAGCCGCAGCAGCTGCCTTACGCTCGGCTCGTCTCTCACTTATTACGTTGTTAACTGCCATGGTTAAACTCCTCTGGGCCGACGGCCCATCTTCTTAGCATCTTTGATTCGTTTGTCTCTCTTAGTCTTAGCTTCCGCCTTCTGTCGATCCAGCATAACTCCAGCATCCTCTAGCGAAAGCTTTCTGTTTCGGTTACGACGGGTTTGGGTAGCACGCTCAACGGTTCCGTACTTCGCTTCCATGACCGCCTTCTCTGAGATCTCCTTCTGTACCTGGGAGTCCCATTGATGCTTGGTCTTGGCTACTACCTCACCGACCTTGAAGGCAGTGAACGCCATCGCGGGGATAGGCATCACCTTCTCCGCGGCTACCAAGAAGGGTGTACCTGCTCCAGCCGCCGCGAGGCTCGCTCGGCGCGCGGCCCATGTAGCTACAGAGAACTCAGTCACGCCAGCAGCCGTATCCATACCAACCTCAAGGGCTGTTTCCTGAGCGGCTCTGATCTTCTCACGCTGCGTGCCTTGTGTCTCTGATGCAGCCTTTGCTCCTTCGGCAACACCGAAGATACCAGCGAGTGCTGCGACCGGGGCACCGAACCTACCTGCTCCCCTAGCGAGACCAGAGCCTTTCTTTCCAACGACCTGTCGGCCTTGTGCCTTGCCAGCCTCAGCTGCCAGTTCAATTCCCGGACCCTTGATAACCTGAGCCACCCTACCTGCTAGGGCCCTGGCCTGCTTGAATCTCCTATTAGCTTCTGTAGCGAGGTCACCAATCGCACGGCCGAAGTTCCTACCACGCGGGTGCCTAACCGGAACTTCCGGAGTGTACTCAGGCTTAACCTGCTGGTACGTAACCGACCCTTGCCTGGGTGAAGGCTGATCGGGCGCTCTCCGCTCTTCGGGAGTTTGCCGTCTTGAAGGCGTCCTTGGCGCAGCGGGTTTCGGGTCTACAAATCTCTCACCGCCCTCGACAGTAACCTTATGACCACGACGCTCCACGTCAGGTATGGTGACAGCACCCTTATCCTTTCCTTCTTCGTACTCTGCTCTCGCCGACTGCCAGGGGGCTACTGCGCCTTCCGCTTGCAGCTTCGCTCCCGGCTGGGCGCGTACGGGTAGCGGCTCTTTAGGTTTGTCCTCTACGAGATACTCCAACTCTCGTTCACGGGTAAGCCTATCACGATCCACGTTCGGAGCGTTAGCTTCACCCTCTCGGCGAGCCTTAGCTTCGCCACGCTTCTCACGCTCCATGCGGTTGAGAAGGTTTTGAGCATCCTTAGATCCTAGCTCAGCTCGCGCCTTTATCTCTTCTACATCTTGAGCATCAAGACCAGCAGAGAAGCTCTCGCCTCGCCGTTCAAATGACGCAGGCTTCCACTCCTCTCGCATTTCGAGGTCACTCTCTGCGACAGGCGCGAGCGGGGGACGAATCTCGCTTGTGACTATCTTCCCACGCCGGTTCTCTCTCCCTCGCCGGGAGGGACTCTTCTTGGCAGCAGCCTCTCGTTCTTCTCCTTCTAGTACTACCACTGCCTCACCCTTAGATAGGCGGGAGGTGTAGTCTCGACGCTCTTGTAGACGTCTCTCTTCTGTGTTGCGACGATCATCAATCTCACCCAACTCTTCATTAGTGTACCAACCGACACCTTCATTGCTGGGAAGTATACCACGTTGTGCTGCCTCTGAGTGGCCCCTGCTTTCCGCAGCTGTCTTAGCCTCCTTAGTGGCCTGGGCTTCAAGTACCTTTACCTTCTTCCGGTGCTCGGCATCGATCTCCTTTTGGATCTTCTCAGCCTTGGCCTCAGCGTCTTCACGCTTCTGAGCCTGTACCTCAGGGTCTTGGCCTGACGACACAGCATCCATCTTCACAGTAAGGTCGGTCAGCTCTGCATCAGTGAGGCCTGCTCTCTGTGCGAGATCAGACTCAGGAGTGCGGATGCCCTGTCCCTCAGCCAGCTCACGGACGTTCACATTAGAGGCTCCGCGTTGGTGGTAGCCTGTGGTGGCTTGACCAGCGCCAACCTCAACTCCTGCCTTCTTAGCGGCCGCTGTTCTTTCCTTCTTGGCTTCGACTTCTCTCTTGGCTGCTTCTTCCTGGGCCTCTGTTCCGGGGCTAATCGTTTGGCCAGGAGTAGTTGCTCCCGTACCAATACCAGCTCTCGGGGCTACATACGTGCGCCCAGGAATCTCAAACTTGGCTTCCTTAGCTGTCTCTACCTTCTCGTTGAACTCAGTCCAGTACCTACGGTTAGCGCGCCGCCGCTTACTCTTGTTGATAGTAGAGCCACGAGTCTGACGGGTTGGCTTGTCAGCTCCTGTCTCGGGAGCTTGGTTCCTCAGCTGCGCGTTCTTAGCTTTCTCTTCCGCCAGATCCTTCTTGATACGAGCGGCTTCCAAAGCCTCAGCGTGACTCTTCAGATCGTCGGGGCTTAGGCCTCGCTTGGTGTCCTTGGGAGGAGCATCAACTTGCTTCTTCTCTTGCGCGAGCTGCTTAGCTAGCTCCTTCTTCTCCAGGGCCTCTGCTTTCTCTGCGTCTACCGGAGGCTGGTCTGTCGGTTGTCTAGCTACGAGCTTAGCCTGCTTAGCCTTCTCAGCAGCCAGATCCTTCTTCAGCTGTGCGCGATCACGCGCCGCCTTCTGATCGTCTGCCTGGGTCGGCAGATCACCAGCCTCAGCCGGGGGGCTTACGGGCTGTGTCGCTCTCGGTGCGCGGTCAGCGGGCCTGGGCTCATCTACCGGGGTACGGATCACGGTCTCACCTGTACCACGAGGATCGGTACCTCGGGCACGTCGAGTGCTTCTCTGGGGCGCAGTGGCACCTTCCGTAGCCTTGGCTCGGGTAGGTTGATCTCTACGGCCGCTCTTGCCACGTCGCGGGCCAACACGATTCTCGGGCTTGGCGTCCACTTCCATCTTTTCGATAGCCTGATCCAGCTTCACTTCGTCTACGGCTGCAACGCTCTCTCTCGCTTGGTCAAGAACCTTAGCCTTGCCATAGCGGGTGGGGCGCTCACCTGTTTCGATCAGGTACTCAAGCTCACCACGGAGAACATCAGCACGCCTACCTGTCTTCGGTAGGGCGTCGGATGCTGCTCGGGCACCTTCAACGTTACCGGCCTTCAGTATGGCCTTCGCATTGGCACTCACCTTCTGGCGAGTATCGATGTCCATCTCTACTTCCGCGGGCTGTGTAGCCGGGGCGGCGGGAGCCTTGGGGGCCTTCGGTGCTTTGGGGGTAGTAAGCTTAGCCTTCTTCAAGGCTACTTCGGTACGCGTCCGTTCCTTAGCAGAAGCCTTGCCATCGGGCGGCAGTCCACCCTCTGCTAGAGAGGCGGTCATACCTTCGACGTTACCGGACTTCCTGGCTTCGCGGGCTGTGTTCAGTGAGGTCTTGCGGGTGTCACTGTCCCATCTCTCCAAGGAGACTTCGGCTGTGGGGGGCTTGACTGCTGCCCTAGCTGCCTTCTTCTCGGCGGCAGCGACGGGGTCGGTCGCTCGTTCTACACCAGCGCCTGCTGCCTTAGCAGCTTTCTGAGCGGCGTGAAGAACACCACGCGCGGGAGCGGTGCCCACATGCACTGCACCACGGGCCACTCTACTTACACGGCCACGGGGTTTCGCGGGGGCGGGCTCAGCTTCAGGAGCAGGAGCGCGGCGCGCTTGTGCGGCCCTCTTCTCAGCTACCACGGCCGGGTCTGAGAACGCTTCCTTTATACGCTGTACGCGGCCTACCTTAGCGGGCCTCGCAGTAACAACGGTCTCTACCGGCTTCATCTTCGGAGCACGGTGATCGACCTCTACAATCTTAGTGGGGGTCACCTTACCTATGGGCTTACGTCGCCCAGGAGAAACGTCTACTGTCGTACCACGCTGGCCCTTGTCGGCCCAGGTACGTATCTTCGTCGGGGGTCTCTTCAACTCGCCTGTCTTAGCCAGCTCACCTTCCACTCTGCCTGCGCCGCTTCTGACACGAGCTACTTCTAGCACGCCTCTCTGCGTGGAGGTTAGGGGCTTGCGGGCTCTGGCTGCGGTGACGGCAGCACCCTTGTTACGCTTCGGTGCGAGCCTAGCTTTCCGAGCCGCTAAGACGCCAGCACCAGCAGCTACTCCAGTAACAGCTAGGGCTGCAGCTATGCTCTTAGTGGAGAATGAGCCTGCGTCTTGCTTAGGGGCCTTTAGGTGCGGGTTCTCAGAGCGCTTCCACCCATAAAAGGGAGTTGTCTTAGTCTCACCGGGCAGATGGGGAGAGAGGCGCTGGTGCTTCTTGATGTTCGCAGCTACGTTGATAGGCTTGTAGGTCGGAGCCTTAGGCATATTCGACTTCATGACACTTGCAACAGTCGGACCCTTCGGGGCCTTAGCTAGCGGGCGTGTGCCCTTTCCAGGCCTGATGTTCAGGGCCATGCGCTTGCCCTTAGCTTGCTTCGCCTTGCTGGGGTTGTGCCCTACATCCACGATCGTGGTCTGTCCGATGGGCTTGCCTTTCTTGTCCTTACCAAAGCCGACGGTAAGCTTTTTGATACGTGTTTCTTTTCTACGTTCAGCCGCAGACTTCATCTCTCCGGACTTCGGATAGCTCAAGACGCCAGGGTGCTTGGGCTTGCTTCCGGTACTACGGGGAGCTGTCGTCGCGGGCTTAGTAGCTTTGGCTCGATAGTCCATATCGGTCTGCATCTTAGCCTGAAATGTGTTCTTAGGCTGTCCGCCCTTCTTCTTCTTTCGCTCGGCGAAGGCAGCGTATAACTTATCTCTTTGAGTGGCGTCGCTCATTGTTGCTCCTACTTGCTCTCCGTGCCGAACGGAACCCATTTCACGTTCAGCCCTATCTTAGTTAGCCTTTCTGTCATGATCGGCCCTGCGTGATCATTCCATGTATGCACTATGAAGCTCATTCTTTTGTATGCTTCGAACTCGGGCACATAGTGCTTGCTCAAGTTCTCAAGATACCTCACTAGTTCCATGCCTGACTCTTCTGACCTCGTATTCATATACGGTTCTTCTCCAAGGTCATGTTCTAAATAGACCTTGGTTAATACTTCTCTGTAGTTCCAAAGCGTCGTCTGTGCTTCCAGTACTGTCTGGCACCAGACCGTACTCTCTTGATCTACTTTGTTCATCCGTTGAAACGCCAGCGCCGCACGCTTCGAATCAGGTTCTAAAAACAAAATCACTAGCTCCTCCCTAGAGCAGTCTTGATGTCGATCTCCTCACCGCGCCCTTCAGCTTTTCTACTTCTCCGAACATCTGTGCGAACCCAGGGTCTAGCATCGGCGTGTCAGAGTGCTGAGGCAGAGCTTGGAAAGATGTTAACCAAGTACCTGCGCCAGGAGCCTTTGCTCTCGTCTCCTGAGTTGAGTAAACTTCTTCAGAGAACGTAGGAGTTCCAGTCTGTCCTTTGTTCGATCCTGTCGATTGCTGAAGCGTGTTCATCCAGCCCATCTCTTTCTGTCCTGAGCCCCTAACAACTCTGTTGGTGTGACCATCACCTGCCTCGGACCTGACACCTCTATCGTCGTTCCACCAATCAGACCTCGTATTGTACTGACTCAGACCCTGGCCAGCTCCACCTTTCTTAGGTGCTTTGGTTGCACTGGTTCCACTGGCTCCTTGTCCGTTTAGTATCTTCCACCCTATCCCACCGGTTAACCAAGGGTTACGCCAGTTAGCACCGCCCAGGTTATCCCAACTCATCTGCTCCTTACTCTTTCGCCCAGCTTGTAGGGTTTCGTACGTCGCCAACTACGGCTCTGGGCTTGCAGTCTCCCTACAATCTTTCGCTTAACGGGGTTCATGCTATCCAGCGTCCCCTGGGCTTTCTCTTTGTTGCCTGTCATCCTACCCCGGACGACGGCCCATGCTCTACCAAGATCAGCCACCTTCTTCGCCTCCACCGCCACCTGCCTGCTGCTGCATCATCTGCATCTCTAGCATCGCCGCCTGTCGGATCTCTACCTGTCTCTTGTACAGATCCACCAGCGCCAGGAGCACCATTTGCTGCTGCTCGTTCAGGTTATGGAAGCCGTCAGACTTCATCTCTTCCACGAACATACCATACAGGATGAACGGGTCGTCTTCAGGAATAGGTACGATCATCTCGTAGGCTTCCTGTCGGATCCAGGCCATGATGCGCTTGCCGCGGCCCACGTCTGCACCCTGCGGGATCAGGGCATCTTCGTAGCCCATCTCGTCAAGGATCTTAGCACGGAGCTGCGGAGGCAGAGCTTCCAGCCCAGCTGAGTACTGAATCAGCTCGATAGCCTTAGCCTGCTTCGCTTCCTTACTAGACAGCGCCATAGAAGCTGTGTCGATCTTGACGATTACGTTATCCGTCAAGTCCGCACCACTGAAGCTTCTGATCGCCAGGGTACTAGCCTTGTCACGGGCCAGGATCCGTAGTCTTTCCGCATACCTGTCGTCATCACGGATATGCTTAATAACTTCTTGAAGGATGATCGAGCCCTCCTTTTGCAAGGCTTCATCCCACTCCTGCAAGATCGAGGACCGGCCCGCGAGTGCTTGCTTTCGTAGAATGTCAATCATCGCCGCTGAGTTGACGCCAGTAGGCCGCTGGCCCCTCAAGATCTCTTCCGTGCCCGCTATCGCCTCCATCTCTGATATCTGCTGCTGACGTTCTTGCTCAGCCGCAGCCGGGTAAGGAGGCGGATAGATGGGCTCAGGTGCTGCCCCAGCTGTCCTGCGCGGGTCGTACTCCCAGATCTGTCCTGGGCGTCCGAGCCACTGATCTTCGATGGGTGATGCTCCCTTAGGGATCACCCATGCAGACATAGGTACGGTGCGACGCCACATAATCATAGTGGTGTCGATCGCATTGATTCTCTTCAGCTTCGGAAGGAGCTTAGAGATCAGGCTCCTACCATTGATACTGCCCGGCTGCGCTTCCCAGCGATACCGGATATAAGGGTGCCACCGGCTCGGCCAGCGAGGATCATATGCCCTCGCCCCTATCTTCTTGGGGGAGTCATAGATAACCTGATCTCCAGCCGTGATAACCGTCCTGCCTCGTGGCCACTTAGAGTTCGGCTTCCGATCGAAGATCCGAACTGTGGTGTAGCCTTCCCATGTGTCAGGAGTTCCTACGTAAAGCGAAGGCCCTGACCCTTCAACCATGTCCGACATCCGCTCCCACCACCAGACTGTCGTATTCCTTACATTGACGCTCTGAGCTTTCTTCAGCCGCTCAAGGTGCCATCCATCAGACTTCTTCAGAGTCAGGCCAGATGCCTTGTACTTGTCCTCTAGGGTATCGAGGTCTGTGTAGTACTCCCGCAAGACCCAGCCCATGTCCTCACCATTCCACCAATGGACCGGAGGAAGGTGCATCTCGAAGGGGCTGATGATCTTAGCTGTGATATCCCCATACTCTAGCTTATCTGTATAGATAGGGCGCCCGCGCTCATCATGTAGCTCTGTCTCCCTAGGTACTGGGAGCTGTAGCTGCCTACCATCATCAGTCATCATCGTGGACGTTTCCGACATCTCTGTATCCGGAACTGTCATACGCCGTGGGCAGGTAGGATCATAGATGATCTCTATCCAGGCCACGCCGCAATGAAGGATGATCCTTGCGATCTCCCTATGCTTCTCAGGCAGATCCAGGGCTTCCCACATATACTCCAGTGTCAGCTCTGAGAGCTGCGCTGCGTCTTCATCCTCTGCTCTCCCTGACTTAGAGTCAACCCGAGGGATCGGCTTGTTCTCAGTCAGCAGGGCTATATTCGTTTCGATGTATCGCCCTAGGAGGTCATTGACCGGCTTCGGGATGTTGTCAGCAGCTTCCTGTACGATGGACTGCTGATCTGTGCTGGAGTCTCTAGCGAGCCTAGAGACCATGATGTTATCTATGTATTGAGACCCCAAAGAGAATAGGAAGTTCTCAACCCACCCAATCGCTCGCACCCATAGCTGGCTGTTGCGGTTGGTATTGATCTCATCAGCATAGGCAGCTATGGCCATACCGATGGCTTCGTCCCCGTGCTTGATGGCGTCAAGTTGGTGGAGTCTACCTTTCTTCCAATTGGTATCGGCTGCGCCCGTTGCTTTAGATTGGCCCATTAGCTCTCATCATTCCCATGCAGACTGACCGGCCCCTTGTTGT